CCGGGGCCGATGCTGCTGGTGCAGCCGACCGTGGAGATGGCTAAGAGGCTGAGCAAGCAGCGGCTGGAGAGCCTGGTGACGGAGACGCCGGTGCTGGCGGAGAAGATCGCACCGAGCCGGAGCCGGGACTCGGGCAACACGATGTTCTCGAAGGAGTTCCCTGGCGGGATGATGCTGCTGACCGGCGCGAACAGCGCGACGGGACTGCGCTCGACACCGTGCCGCTACATCTTTTGCGATGAGGTGGACGCCTTCCCGCTCGATGTGGACGGCGAGGGCGACCCGGTGAGCCTGGCCGAGAAGCGTGCGACCACGTTCGCGCGGCGGAAGATCCTGCTCACCAGCACGCCGACCGTGAAGGACTTCAGCCGGATCGAAGCGGAATTCGAGCGCAGCGATCAGCGGCGGTTCTATGTGCCGTGCCCGTGCTGCGGTGCGATGCAGTGGCTGAAGTGGCCGCAGCTGAAGTGGGAGAACAACGACCCGAGCACCGCGGTCTACCAGTGCGAGGTGTGCGGCGAGCGCTTCGCCGAGATCCACAAGCCGGCGATGCTGCGCCAGGGCGAGTGGCGCGCGACGGCACCGAGCGATGGCAAGACGGCAGGCTTCCAGCTGTCGGGGCTGTATTCGCCGCTTGGCTGGCTGAGTTGGGCCGACATGGTGGACGACTTCCTGCGGGCGAAGGCCGATGCGCCGATGCTGAAGTCGTTTGTGAACACGCGGCTGGCGGAGACGTGGGAGGAGGACTTCGCGAGCAAGGTGAACGCGTCGGCGCTGCTCGAGCGGTGTGAGCCGTATCCGCAAGGAAGGCTGCCGGATGGCGTGCTGGCGGTGACGATCGGCGTGGACGTGCAGGGCGGTGGCGGCTCTGCGGGTGACCGCCTGGCGGTGAGCGTGTGGGGCTGGGGCCGCGGCGAGGAAGGCTGGCTGATCGACCACCAGGAGATCGCGGGCGACCCGTGCAAGGCGGAGGTGTGGAAGCAGCTCGACGTGATCGTGCTGCACGAGTGGGAGCACGCCGGTGGCGGCAAGCTGCGCGCGGATGTGGTGGCGGTGGACTCGGGCGGCCACGCGACGGCGGAGGTGTACCAGTACGCGCGCGAGCGGCAGAGCGTGGGCGTGATCGCGATCAAGGGCCAGAGCCAGCGGGGCAAGCCACCGATCGGCAAGCCGGGCAAGGTGGACATCAACGCCAAGGGGCAGACGCTGAAGCGCGGCGCGCAGGTGTGGCCGGTGGGCAGCGACACGATCAAGACGACGTTGTTCGGACGGCTGAAGCACAATGACATCGGGGATGGCTACCTGCACTTCCACGCGCAGACGGGTGAGGAGTACTTCGAGCAGCTGACGGCAGAGAAGCAGGCGCTGCGGTACGTGAAGGGTTTCCCCGTGAGGGAATGGGTAAAGAAACCAAGCGCGCGCAATGAAGCGTTGGACACGCTTGTGTATGCGTACGCGGGACTAAATCGGCTCTATTCGCGGTACGACAGAAGAACAATCTGGGATCAGCTGGAAGCAAGGCTCCAGAACGCAGCTGCTGGTGGTGCAAAGCCGCGGCTAAGATCGGGCAAGGGCAAAGCGCCTGCGTTCGCTACCAGCTGGTGAGGCCGTGAACTTCCCCGCAAGGATCACTGAGGGCGACACGGTTAAGTGGCGGGACGTTGCTGCGGCCGACACGCTGGGCAACCCGATCACAAGCGCCAGCTGGGCGCTGACGTACTACTTCCGCTTCAACCGGAACAACCACGGCGCAACGGCCACCGGCACGGCCTACGGCACCGGCTGGGAGTTCAGGCTGTCGGCGACGACGACCGAGGGCTTCCACGCCGATGACACGGGCTACTGGCAGGCGATAGCGACGAAGGCGAGCGAAGCCTTCACGCTCGGTGCCGGGCAGTTTGAGATTGACGCCAACCTCGCCTACACCGGCACGCCGGCTGCGTTCGATAATCGCAGCCAGGCGCAGAAGGATCTCGACGCCGTGCAGGCCGCGATCCGCTCGATCGTGAGCGGCGGCGCTGTCGCTGAGTACACGATCGGCAACCGGCGGCTCAAGAAGATGGAGCTGACGGATCTGCTGTCGCTGGAATCTACGCTGAAGGCGTCAGTCAAGCGTGAGCAGGCGGCGCAGCTGCAGGCCAACGGCCTTGGCAATCCCCATAACCTGTTCGTGCGGTTCTGATGGGCATCCGATCCTCGATTCTCGGCTGGCTGCAGCGCGGCGCAGCCCCGGCGCCCCGGCGGATGTATCAGGGCGCAACGGTCAGCAGGTTGACCAGCGACTGGGTGACCAGCAGCACCAGCGCGGATGCGGAGATCAAGGGCAGCCTGCCGCGGCTGCGCAACCGCTCGCGCCAGCTGGTGCGGGACAACGACTACGCGCGGCAGGCAATCCGTGCGGTGAAGAACAACGTGGTCGGCACCGGCATCAGGCTGCAGGCGCAGGTGCGGATGCAACGCGGCGGCGGCCGGCTGGATCAGCCGGTGAACGACGCGATCGAGACCGCATGGAGCCAGTGGGGCAAGAAGCAGTTTTGCCACACGGGCGGCCGGCTGAGCTGGCACGACATGGAGCGCCTGGTGATTGGCGCGATGGCCGAGTCGGGTGAGGTGTTCATTCGCAAGGTGCGCCAGCCGTTTGGTGGCAGCCGGGTGCCGTTCGCGCTCGAGGTGATCGAGTCCGATCTGCTCGATGACACGTACACCGGCCGCAGCACGGTGGACGGCAACGAATGGCGGATGGGCGTGGAGTGCGACAAGTGGGGCCGGCCTGTTCAGTACGCCTTCCTGAAGAAGCACCCCGGTGATGCACCGTTTCAGGGGCAGCCAGGACCGCGGCACAAGCTGATCCCGGCCGACGAGATCATCCATCTGTACCTGATGGATCGACCGGGCCAGACCCGCGGCGTGCCGTGGCTGGCGACTGCGATCCAGCGGCTGCACCACCTTGCCGGCTACGAGGAGGCGGAGGTGATTCGCGCACGGGCTTCGAGCGCGTTGATGGGCTTTGTCGAGAGCCCTGAAGGCGAGCTGCTGGGTGATGAGGTGCTCGATGGCGAGCGCGTCTCAAACTTCGAGCCGGGCGTGTTCAAGTATCTGGCGCCTGGAGAGAAGGTCACGGTGCCGCAGCTCGATGCACCCGATGGTCAGTTCGAGCCGTTCCTGCGGGCGATGCTGCGGGCGATGGCGGCCGGCGTGGGCTGCTCCTATGAGTCGATCTCGCGCGACTTCAGCCAGAGCAACTACAGCTCGAGCCGGCTGTCGCTGCTGGAGGATCGCGACCACTGGCGCGCGCTGCAGCAGTATTTGATCGAGAACTTTCACCAGCCGGTGTTTGAGGCATGGCTCGAGATGGCTGTGCTCGGTGGCGTGCTGAACCTGCCGGTCTACGAGACCGATCCCGATCGCTACCGGCAAATCCGGTGGATGCCACGCGGCTGGGCGTGGGTGGATCCGGCCAAGGAAGTGCAGGCCTACAAGGACGCGGTGCGCTGCGGCTTCAAGACCTTGGGTGAGGTGGTGGCCGAGCAGGGCGGCGACCTTGAGGAGCTGATGGTGGCGCGCTCTGCCGAGCTCTCGATGGCTGATGAGCTCGATCTGATGTTCGACACCGACCCGCACGAAGTGAACGGCGCAGGCTCCGAGCAGCCGAGCGATCCCGCGGAGGATCAGGCGGAGGAGATGGACCCCGCCAGTGATGCGGACCCGGCCGACGATAATGGCGAGGATGACACTGAGGACACCGATGGACCTATCGCGTGATCTCGAAGGGCAGCTGCTGAAGCGCTCGGAAGTAGCTGACTTCACGGTCAGCGATGACGAGCGTTCGATCGAGTTCCCCTTCAGCTCCGAATATCCCGTCGCTCGCTATTTCGGAAACGAAGTACTGAGCCACGATGAACGCAGCGCTGATCTATCACGGCTGAATGATTCTGCGCCGCTGTTGTTCAATCACGACCCGAACAAAGTGATCGGCGTGGTGGAACGTGCGTGGATTGATGGCAAGAAGAAGCGCGGCTATGTGAACGTGCGGTTCAGCCGCAATGCGTTCGCGCAAGAAGTGCTCGCAGACGTGCGCGACGGCGTGCTGCGTAATGTGAGCTTCGGCTACGCGATCAACGATATGGAGCAACGCGGCAGCGGTGATTTCGTCGCTACCAGCTGGGCTCCCTATGAAGTGAGCGTGGTTAGCATACCTGCAGACCCCACTGTGGGTGTGGGTCGGTCTCTTGAGACTGATCCTGCGGCCCCAGCCGCATCACCAATCCCCGAAACAGAACCTGAGGTTCCGATGGAAAACACCCCCGACATCTCGGCGGTGCGGGCTGAAGCGGCTGCTGAGGCTGCCAAAGCTGAGCGCGCCCGCATCTCCGGCATCACTGCTCTGACTGAGAAGCACGGCATGGCTGATCTCGGCCGCCAGCTGATCGAGGGTGGCCGCAGCCTCGATGAGGCTCGCGCTGCTGTGCTTGAGAAGATCGGCGCCAAGCCCGTCGAGACCGTGGCACCCGTTGAGATGGCTGCTCAGGAGCGTGCCTCTTACAGCCTGACCGCTGGCATCCGCGCGATGCTCACCGGCGACTGGTCGAGCCGCGAGGCTGGTCTGGTGCGCGAGCTCTCCCGTGAAGTGGAGAAGTCCGGCATCGCCAAGACCACCGAACGCTCCTTCTTCGTTCCCTTCGCTGCTCTGAATCAGCGCGCCACCTACGTGACCTCCGGTGCCACCACCGGCGGCAATCTGGTGGCCACCGATCTGCTGGCCGATGACTTCATCGAGTTCCTGCGGAACAACGCCCTAATGCTGCAGCTGGGCGTGCGCACCATGCCCGGTCTGGTCGGCAACGTGGCGATTCCCCGCCGCTCTGGTGTCGCCTCGACCTACTACCTGAGCACCCAGACCACCGCGATCACCCAGTCGGAGTCCACCTTCGACCAGGTGACCATGGCGCCCAAAAACCTGGCTGCGCTGTCCAAGTACAGCCGTCAGACCCTGCTGCAGGGCACCCCTGGCATTGAGGAGCTGGTGCGCCGTGACCTGACCGATGGCATCAACCTCGCCATCGATCTCGGCATCCTCAACGGCTCCGGTTCTTCCGGCCAGCCGACCGGCATCATGCAGACCTCCGGCATCGGCTCGGTGGCCATGGGCACCAACGGTGGCGCGATCACCGTCGAGAAGGTGGTGGATCTTGAGTCTGCCGTGATGCAGGCCAACGGTGTGGTGAACGCCTCCAACGTGGCCTACCTCACCAACTACAAGGTCTCCGCTGCCCTGAAGAAGCTGCGCGCTGGTGGTTCCACCACCGGTGACGGTCCCTTCCTTGTGAACGACCAGCTGAACGCCATCGGCCGCGGTCCTACCCCCGCAAATCTGAACGGCTACCCCCTCGCCCTGACCAACCAGGTGCCCAGCAACCTGACCAAGGGCACCAGCTCGGGCGTCTGCTCCGCTCTGGTGATGGGTGACTTCAGCCAGGCCATGGTGGGCTTCTGGGGCAACGGCCTCGAGATCACTGTGGGCGAGGAGAGCGATGACTTCGCTAAGGCTCTGACCAGCGTTCGCGGCATCGTCACTTATGACGTGGCCGTGCGCGATCCCAAGAGCTTCGCTGCCATCCTCGACATCACCACCTGATAGGAGACGGGGCCGGGCAACCGGCCCCCTTTTTTGTTTCGATGAAGGTTCTCATCACGATCGACTGCGCCGCTCGGGGTCAGTTCCTCGAGGCCGGCAAGGTCTACGAGCTGGATGCCGAGGTGGCTGCCGAGCTGCTGCGCGTTGGTCGCGCGGTCACGGCACCTGCTGAGGAGCCCAAGGCGAAGCCTGCACGCAAGGTCAAGGCCGATGGCGCTGAGTGAAGATCTGAACGTCTTCCTCGATGATTTCGGCGTCAGCTGCACGGCTGGCGCTGTCACAGCGCTGGGGATCCTAGACATGCCGAGCCAGATCATCTCGGGCGACATGGTTCTGAGCACTGACTACACGCTGACGGCCCGTGCGGCTGATTTCGGCGGCCTGAAGTACGGCGACAGCATTACGGTCGCGACGGTGGCCTACACCGTGCGCGAGACGCGCCTGATCGACGATGGCGCCTTCGTTGAGATCGGACTGCAGAAGGTATGACGACCCGCCGCGAGACGATCCTGGCCGCCGTGCGCACGGCACTCACTGGCACCACGGGCGTGAGCACGCGGATCTACCGCTCGCGCGTGGAGCCGATCTCGCGGGCTGAGAGCCCGGCAATCGTGGTGGAGCCGCTGAGCGACAACGCGGCGCAGAACACCGCGCTGCCGACGCTCGACTGGAGCATAACGGTGCGCGTCACCGTGATTGTGCGCGGCGCGATTCCAGATCAGATCGCTGATCCGATCATCGAGAGCCTGCACAGCAAGCTGATGGCTGATCTCACGCTCGGCGGTTATGCGATCGACATTCAACCAATCAGCGTCACCTTCAACTTCGCCGAAGCTGATGGCGCAGCTGGTGAAATCCAGTGTGACTATCGTGTTCTGTACCGCACGGCGGTCGCAAACCTCGCGAGTGCATGATGGCTACGATGGTGGACGAATACTGGGGTCAGGGCGGGACTTACCTAGCCGATCCCAAAACCGGCAAGCGAACGCTCATCGAGCGGACGGAGCCGGCCCATCCCTCCCAACCTGACGAGGTAGAGAGCAATGCCGCTCCTGAGCCGCAAGCGCCTGATCCTGGCGAAGACTGAAACCACCTACGGGACCGATCCGACGCCGACCGGGGCAACCAACGCGATCTTGGTGCGCAACCTCGAGATCACTCCGCTGCAGGCCGATACCGTCACCCGTGACCTGATCCGCCCCTATCTGGGTAACAGCGACCAGCTGCTGGCGCAGACCCGCGTAGAGGTGACCTTTGAGGTTGAGCTGGCCGGCTCCGGCGCTGCCGGCACCGCCCCGGCCTATGGCGCCGTGCTGAAGGCCTGCGGCCTCTCCGAGACCGTGGTGGCCACCACCAGCGTCACCTACGCGCCGGTGAGCGCCAGCTTCAGCTCGGTGACCCTCTACTTCCACAACGACGGCATTCGCCACAAGGTCACCGGCTGCCGCGGCACCTTCGAGCTGTCGGCCGAGGTGGGCCAGATCCCGGTGATCAGCTTTACCCTCACGGGCATCTACAACGCCCCGACTGATGAGAGCCTGCCCACCCCGACCTACGCCAACCAAGCGGCACCGCTGATCTTCAAGAACGGCAACACCTCCAACTTCTCGATCTTCAGCTACAGCGGCTGCCTGCAGTCCCTGAGCTTCCAGATCGCCAACGAGGTGGTCTACCGCGAGCTGGTCGGCTGCACCAAGGAATCGCTGATCGTGAACCGCGCACCTGCCGGTGATGTGGTGATCGAGGCGCCCAGCATTGCGACGAAGGACTTCTTCGCGATCGCAACGGGCTCCAGCACCGGCTCGATCAGCTTCCAGCACGGTGCAACAGCCGGCAACATCGTGACCTTCACGACCGCTCAGGCTGACATTGCCAACCCCAGCTACTCTGACCAGGACGGCATTCAGATGCTGAACCTGCCCTATGTTGCGGTGCCCACCAGCGCCGGCAACGATGAGCTGAGCCTGGTCTACACCTGATCCACGGAGCTACTGCATGGCTTTTGTTCTCGCTCAAACTGAGAGCTACAGCTGGCCGGTCACTGTCGAGTTTCCCATCGATGGTGGCCGGTTCGAGAAACAATCCTTCGATGCAGTGTTCAAGCGCCTGCCTCAGACCCGGATCCGCGAGATCTGGGATTTGATCCAGGCGGGCGAGCTCAACGATGATGAGCTCTGCGCCGAGGTGCTGACCGGTTGGAAGGGCATTCAGGACGCCAAGGGCGAGGAGGTGCGCTTCAGCGAGAAGGCGAAGTCCGATCTGCTGAACGTGCCTTTGGTCGCTGCTGCGGTAGTGACCGCGTGGCTTGAGAGCCTTGCGAAGGGCAAACGAAAAAACTGACCGAGGCCGCCGAGCACTGGGCCGGCGGCGGCGTCGTTGATCAGTCACAGGATGATGCGGCTGCGTTCGGGCTCGAGCTGCCCGAGCAGCCTGCATCGGATGACTTTGAGGTGTGGCCTGAGAACTGGGATGCGGTGGTGATGTTCCTGCGCATCTCGACGCAGTGGCGAACATCAATGGGTGGCCCGATCGGCCTCGATTACGGGGCCTTGGAATGGCTCTTTAGACTGTACGAAGTGAAGGAGCCGCGCTCCCTCCTGGAGGATCTGCAGGTCATGGAAGGCGCGGCACTGACAGCGATGGCGAAGGAGGACTGAGCCAATGGCAATGTCCCTCGACACCGCGATCAAGTTCACGGCGAAGCTGGAGGGCCAAGGGCTCGACCAGCTGAAGCGCAGCCTGCAGGGGCTGACGCAGCAGAGCAACGTGAGCAAGCGCTCGCTCGACAGCCTCTACACCGCCACCAAGGCGCTGGGCAACAGCTCAGGCAACACGATCGCAGGGCTACAGAAGACCGCGGTGGCGCTGCGGGCGCTGAGAGATCAGGCGGAATTTGGCAGCCGGAAGTTCAAGCTGCTGAGCAAGGATCTCGAGTCTGTCGAGCAGCGCCTCAAGAAGTTTCAGGGCACCGCGGAGAAAGGCGGCGGCCTAAGCCGTGGCGGAGCTGCGCTGGCAGGCTTTGCAGGTGGCATTGCCGGCTCGATTGCGGCAAGCGCGCTGGGTAGCGCTCAGCAGGCTGTAACGGGCGTTGCGAGTGTTGGTCTGGCTGCGGAGAGCGCTCAGGTCAGGATCAAGGCTCTCTCTGACGAGTTTGGCGAATACAACCAGGTTCAGCAGTCGGTGGCGCGCATTGCCAGCACACTGCGCCTAAGCAACACGGAAGCAGCCGACAGCTTCGCCTCGCTTTACGCCAGCTTGCGGCCCACCGGCATCACAGTGGAAGAGCTGGAAAAGGCCTTCATCGGCTTCTCGGCTGCCGCACGCAACAGCGGCGCCACTGTCGCGGAAACACAAGGCGCATTCATTCAGCTGAAGCAGGGCCTCGCGTCAGGCACCTTGATGGGTGAAGACCTGCAATCCATCCGCGAGAACGCGCCGCTGGCTGCGCAGGCGATCGCGCGTGAGATGGGCGTCACCATCGGCGAGCTGAAAAAGCTCGGATCTGAAGGCAAGATCACCAGCGACATTGTGCTCAGGGCTTTGGGCAAGCTGCAGGAAACCCAGCTCGGCAAGCTCAACCAGCAGTTCAACACTGGCCAGCAGGCGATCAAGGACTTCCGGGTTGCGAGCGAAGAGCTGGGCAAAACGCTATCCCGCATCTTCGGCCCCACAGCCATTGCGCTGCTTCGCAATTTCACGGGTGTGCTGCGCGATGCAACGGACATGCTTGGCTCGATCACCGGCGACGGTGATGCCGGTCGCCGCGCCCAGCTGCGTGTTGAGGCGCAGCAAAAAGCGGCTCGAGAAACCGATCAACGCTTCGGTGCCTTCAGCTTTGACCTTGGCGGCAAAAACCAGTTCTTCCTGAAGCGTCAGCAGGAGATCTATCAGGAGCTACTGGCGGCCGATCAGAAGCGCGACCAACAGCAAAACCTTACCGCCGACCAGCGCGAAGCCCGTGAGGCTGCCGCGGCCGAGCGTGAGGCTGCACGCCAGCGCGCGCGCGAGGAAGCGCTGAAGGATGAGCTGAAGATCCGCAAGGACGCGGAGGACAAGCTGGCGGATGCCGCACAGCGCAATGCCGAGCAGCTGGCCGACTTCCAGCGCGAGACGGCCAAGCGTGCCGCAGCGCTTGAGCGTGATTTCGGCGATGAGCGGCTGAAGATCGAGCGGCAGATCGCCGACACCCGCACCAAGCTGCAGGCGGTGCTGGAAGACCGCGCGCTTGAGGCTGAGCGTCAGCGGCTGGCTGCTGCCGGGCTCTCCACCGAGGGCATCGACACCGCGCGCGAAGTCAAAGAGATCTTCCGCCGGTACGACGAACAGCGGATCGAGAACGACCGCAACGCGGTGGATGCGCAGACCGATCTGCAGCGCCGCCTCGAGGAATACAAGCTGAGCGTGGCCGAAGGCATCGGCAAAATCCAGGAGGGCTACGCGCGCACGGTGAGCAACATCCTGCAGGACGCAGGGGAGAAGCTCGCCGAGAAGATGCGCCAAGGTGCGCAGGATGCCGCAACAACGCTCGGCGGCGCTGGTGGTGGCGCAGCAGGTGCGCTTGGGCCGAACCGGCTGATGCCGGGCTCTGTAGGCCGCGGCCAGCTGAGCGTGGGGCAGCTGAAGTCGCTCGCGATGGCGGCCGGCTTCAACGACCGCGATGCGTCGATCATGGCGGCAATCGCCATGGCCGAGAGCGGCGGCCGCAGCGGCGAGCACAACAACAACCCGCGCACCGGCGACAACAGCTACGGCCTGTGGCAAGTCAACATGCTGGGCCGGATGGGACCGGAGCGGCGCCGCAGCTTCGGCATCGGCAGCAACGAAGCGCTGTTCGATCCGGCGGTGAACGCCAGCGCCGCGCGCAAGGTGTTCGAGAGCCAGGGCTTCGGCGCCTGGTCGGTGTTCAAGTCGGGCGCATACCGGCAGTTCCTGCCGGCTGCCATGCGCTCACAAGCTGGTGCACCACCGGCGCCGATGCTGCCCGGCGCTCCAGCTGCTGGCCTGCCGGCTGGCGTGCAGCAGGCTGGCGCCAAGCTCGATGCCGCGCTGAACGAGAGCAAGCGGCAGCAGCAGCTGCTGAATGAGCAGCAGACCCTCGCCGCGCTGGAGCAGAACTACGGCGCCATCACCGATGCGCTCAGCAGCCAGCAGGAGGTGGCTGCAAACAAGCTGCGCGATGAGGTGCGCTACTTCGAGCTGATCAAGCAGGGTGTCACGCCCGAGCTGGCCAAGCAGCGCGTGGAGCTGGAGGCGCTGGCTGCGATCGAGCAGACCAAGCTGCTCGCGATGGAGGAGGGGCTGCAGAAAAGGATCGAGACCTTGCCTGTGGAGAGCAGCCTGCGGCAGGAGCTCGAGAAGCAGGTCAAGGCGATCGAGGATCGGCTCAACCTGCAGGGCCTGCTGGTGGATAAGACGCTCGAGCTGGCCGATGCCGAGCGCAAGGCACGCGAGGAGCGCGAGAAGACTGAGCAGCGTGCGGCCGAGCTCAAGGAGCTATACGGCAACATCAAAAGCACGATCGCTGACGGCATCATTGGCGGCATTGAGGCCACCATTGAGGCGGCCATGACCGGCGCCGAAGATCTCGAGGATCAGCTCAAGCAGATCGCCGCTGGCGTGCTGAAGCAGATCGGTAGCGCGCTGCTGCGCTTCGGCCTCAATTCGCTGTTCCCTGGATTTGGCTTCGCCAACGGCGGCGTGATGACCTCCACCGGCCCGGCACCGCTGAAGCGCTACAGCCAGGGCGGCATCGCCAACCGGCCGCAGCTGGCGCTCTACGGCGAGGGCAGCAAGCCTGAGGCCTACGTGCCGCTGCCCGATGGCCGCCGCATCCCGGTGGCGCTGCAGGGGCAGGACAAGATGCGCGAGGTGATGGGCGCCGGCCCGGCGCAAGGCGCTGCCAGCCCGGTGCTGAACATGAGCTTCCAGACCACCAACATCGGCGGCGTGGAGTACGTCAGCCGCGAGCAGCTGGAGGCTGCCATGGCCGAAACCCGGCGCGCTGCATCCCGCGATGGTGCAAAGCGTGGGATGACGATGACGCTCGATAAACTGCAGCAGAGCCCATCCACCCGGACCCGTGTGGGGCTGCGCTGATGGCTGAACAGTTTCCTGGCATCAAGCCCACCACGCGAGCGTTCAAGCTCGGCAGCTTTCCGGTGAAGGTCTACCGGGCGCTCTCGGGTGCAACGGTCAAACGTGCCTTCGGCAACCGCGCCACCGGCTTCGAGCTGCAGCTCGGTTTCGACAACATCCCGGACGCCACCACCGAGCAGCTGCTCGATCACTACAACAGCACCAGCGGCGGCTTCGATCGCTTCACCCTGCCGGCCGACCTGTTCGCTGGCATGACCACGGGCCTGCGCGGTTACATCCAGGCGCCGACCAGCATCCGGTGGGAATATGCCGGGCCGCCTGAGGTGCAGTCGGTGTTCACCGGCCGCAGCCGCGTCTCGATCACCCTTCTCGGGGAGCTCGACTACTGATGGCCGAGCTGCGGATTTGCCAGTTCTTCAAGCTCCTAACCACCGATGGCGTCACCCACCGCTACCAGAACTACTTCGTCGGGCAGAACGCCTCGCTGCTGAGCGAGAGCTACAGCTTCGCGCCGTTTCGCGCCGAGGGTGCGCTGGCCGCGCTCAACGGCGAAAACTCGCAGCTGCAGGTGCTGTTCCCGCATGTCGACTTCGCGCTGGTGCTGGTGGAGCGCGGCGACGGCAACCGGCTGAGCGAGCTGCAGCTGACAACTGCTTGGATCAATTCTGTGGGCACCATTGCCAACGTCACGCCTCCCGACTTCTACATCGGGCTCGGCGCCAGCTTCAGCGACACCACCATTGAGCTGCGCTTCCGCTCGGCGATCGACAGCGTGGGATCCACCTTCCCTGGCCGCAGCTTCACCCGCGACATGGTGGGACCGCTGCCGCTGAACTCGGAGCTCTACCTGCGATGAACGATCTGGTGGGCCTCCGCTACGGCTGGGGACACCGGCCGGGCGATGGCAGCGGTTGCACCGACTGCTTCCAGCTGGCGTGCGAGGTGCGCGACCGGCTGGGGCTCAGCGACTACCGCGCCCGGTTCGCGTGGGTCTATCGCGACTGGACTGAGGAGACCTTCCCGCGATCGATGATCGTGCGCTGGGTGCTCGAGCACGGCACCAAGCTGGAGAAGCCCCGCCGCGGTGCGATCGCGCTGCTGCCGACCGAAGCCGGCGCTGCCCTTGGCACCTATCTCGGCCGGGCGCTGCTGTTCATCGGGCCGGGGCAGAATGTGGTGCAGGCGCCGCTACCTGATGGCGTGGCGCGCTTCTTCTGGATGGATCGATGACGCGCAAGCTGCTGCCCTACGAGCACGAGCTGATCGAGATCCTGAAGATCAGCAAGGAGGAGTATCTCGACTTCCTCGCGGTGCAGCACGACTTCACGCGATCGCGTGAGGAGAAGCTGCAGGAGCTGCGTGCGGAGCCTGTTTCGATCATCCTCGCGGTGGTCGGCATCATCCTGCAGGCGGTCAGCTACCTGCTCGCACCGAAGCCGGAGCTGGAGCAGAAAAACCAGCGGCAGCGCCGTGATCAGACCTTTGCGCCGCGCTTCGGCTTCAATTCGCAGCAGGAGCTCGCCAAGTACGGCGACACGGTGAACCTGGTCTACTGCAACACCTACGACAACCCGACCGGCGGCGTGCGCGTGGCCACCTCGCTGGTGTGGTCGGCGGTGCACTCCGAAGGCTCGAGCCAGTTCATGCAGATGCTGGTCGCTGTCGGTGCATCGGACATTCAGCGGATCGGACCCGACCGCATCGCTTTTGGTCAGACGCCTATCCGCCAGCTGGCCGCTGGCAAGACTTGGGCCTACTGGGGCGCCAACCGGCCGCTGGTGTTCACCGATCTGATCCGCGGCGATGAGACGGACCCAACTCGCACGGGCGAGGCCGGTAGCAGCTACGCCTACCGGTCGACGCTGATTGGCGATGAGCACACCGATGGCTTCAGCCAAGCCTTCTCGCCCAGCACCATGACGCGGTTCGGGGTCTACGCGCCGATCCCGATCAATGTGAACTACATCGACCGTGATGAAGACGGCGAGGAGCGCGATGCGCCGGTCGGCATCGAGATCGACGGACTGCAGAGCTACTGGCCCACCAACGTGTTCAACGACGCGCGGCCGGTTGTGCCTGTTGGGCAGCGCATGACGCTGATCTTCCGGCGCATCCTGTCCACCCAAAGCGACACCGCACGAGCTGCGCGCGAGCTGCGCCGCACGCTCTCGAGCTACATCGATGCAGCCAGCACCTACAAGCTGGGCAGCGCGAAGTTTCGCGTGGCAGCCCCGATCAAGAACGTCGAGCTTGACGACGGTTCCATGCGCGTGGCGATGGAGTGCATCGAATCTGGTGTGTGCCCGACCGAGGATTACGGCACAGAAGACTTCAAGAAGAACGGTTCCGAGGCCAGCCGTGAGATTGTGCTGTTGCAGCAGCAGATCACAACGCTGAACGAGCAGCTGCTGCGCAACGAGCCAATTCCTAAGGCAGGCGTTGGCGGTGGAGTGTCCGCGAAGCTAAATGAAATCAATGGGCTGATTGGCAGCATCGAAGATTTGCGCGATCAACGCTGGACCGCCGCCGAATTGGATAGCATCGTCAACGACGATGGCGATGTGTTTGACGATCGGATTAACCCCTTCGCGCAAAGGGTTCTCAATACGCGCCAAGAAAGGGACTACGAGAGAAACAGAATTGAGGACTGGCAAGAGGAGATAAGCGCGGAACGAAAAAAGCCAAACACAAGCCAGGCTTACATCGACAGAAGAAGACAGTGGATCATCGAAGCTCGAGGCCGGATTGCAACTTTAAGCAAGCGCCTCCGTAATCAGCAGGCAAAGCTAGATTGGGCATTTAATGAGTACGGCTTCAATACACCAAAGGGTGGAACCCTTCGCGAAGACAGAAAGACGCTTCTGCGACGCCAAGCCAAGCTGCAAGAGGAAATCGCAAGTCTTTACAAAGACGCGGACAACCTTGATCTGGCTGCCATGGCCGCGCGCGACGCCAACCTGCGCAATGAGATCAGCAGCAAGCAGAACCGCATCACCTATCTGAAGGACTATCTCTCCAGGCCGGAAGCGTGGAACGACTTCTTTAACACCAAGTGCCTCGTGAAGATGGAGGAGGCGGGTTACGAGACGATCACCGAATGCCGCGTGGTTGACTTCGCGCTGAAGGTCAAGGTGTTTAAGCGCGTGCAGGGCCGCGCCAAAAAGTATGGCGAGGAGACGGTCAAGAACTACCGCGACAGCGACAACGGCACCAAGGTGCGCTCCGCCTTCTTCTGGGTGCGCTACCGCCGCACCGGGCAAGAGTGGGCGCGGCTGCCCTACATCTTCGCGGTGCGCCGCGGTGCTGATGTTGATAACTTCGTGTCGCTGAAGTTCATCGCAGGCGACAACATCGGCAACTGGCAGTTTCGCTTCGATCCGATCGCCGAAACTGCGGCCGAGATGCGCACCCACGGTTTCGCTGACTTCGCCTACATCGAGAACAGCGGCGACACCGTGATCATCCCTGGCCCCGCCGGTGGCCAGTTCACCTTCCTCGGTTCGGTGCGCACCCGCATGGGCCTTCGGCCACCGCTCAACGTCAACCCGTCAGAAGTGGACGAATGGGGCCTGTTCTCCGTTCGCTCGGACACGCAGATCAGCTTCAGCTTCGAGGGTGGCCCTGAGCTGGCGATCACGGCTGTGACCGAGCAGCGCGTCGAGCCTTTCAGCAACTACCCGAACCTGTACCGCGGCCTGCAGCTGATGGGCTTCAACGCCTACAGCGGCCAGGGCATCCAAGATCTGCGCTCGCTGTCGGTGTTCGTGCTGGAGGGCAAGAAGCTGCGCCGGCTGCGTGATGACGGCACCTACCCGGCGCAACCGGATGGCTCCAGCAGCTACGCGCCCGACATCTTCCTCGACACCATCCTCGATCCACAGAACGGCATCGGCCGCTTCGCCAAGATCGGCGGCGTTGATCTTGAGGCGCTGGCACTGGCGAAGCGCTTCTGCCGCCAAAACGGCCTGTTCATGGATGGCGTGATCGCAGACAAGACGCCATGGCGTCAGTTTTGGGCTGAGGTGGCGCCGTTCTCGCTGCTCGAGCTCGGCCGTGTCGGTGGCCGCGAAACGCTGGTGCCGGCCGTGCCGTGCGACAACGCCGGCAACATCACGCGCGAAGTGACGATTACCGCGCTGTTCAACCAAGGCAACATCCTGGAGGACAGTTACCGCGAGGAGTTCATCGATTTCGGCAGCAACGTGCAGGATCTGATCGCATCCGTGATCTACCGCGACACCGAGATCGACGGCACCTTCCCGCGCAACCGCAGCGTGGAGGTGAGCCGCGCAATTCTCCAACCGCAGCCAGGCGATTCGGACGTGGTTGAAGCGAACGCCGTGCGGCAGACCTTCGATCTCTCCCAGTACGTCACCAACCGCAGCCAAGCGATCCTGTTCGGCAAGCTGCTCTGCAACCAGCGCCGCTTCATCCGTCGCGCGATCGACTTCTCGACCTTCCCCACCGACAGCGTGCTGGAGCCCGGCTCCTACATCTACGTGGCGATCGGCGAGAACCAATGGGATCAGGTCACCACCGGCGTGGTGGAGCCCGGCGGCGTGCTCAACACCCCAATCGGGCAGGTGCCGAACGGCAGCGGGCTGAAGGCGCTGGTCTACCAGTCCGGCAGCGCTGTGATCCAAGTGGACAGCGTGACGGTGAGCAACGGCACCGCGGCCGCACTGGCACCCTATGCCGGCCGCCTGTTCGTGCTCGGGCAGACGATCACCCGCAAGCGGGTGTTCCGCGTAACCGAAGTGCAGATGGATGAAGAAGGTCAAGTAACGGTGAGCGCGATCGAGCATCCGTGCATTGAGCTGGACGGGCGCACCTTGAGCCTTATCGCCAACTTCGCGGATAATCTGTTCACTGTTCGCTAGCCTGATTTCAGACTGGGCCGCTGTTCATGGGCTTTTACACGGGCCGCACCGGCAAACTCGAGTTCTGGGATGGCTCGGCCTACAAGCCCGTGGCCAAGATCCGCGATTGGTCGCTTGAGACCAGCGTGGAGCTGCTGAGCACCACAGCGATCGACAGCACCGCTGCCACCTTCACGCCTGGCCTGAAGTCGGCAAGCGGCAGCGCGACGCTGCTCTACTACCGCCTCGAGGCTGGCGAGTCGGCCACGCTGACCGAGTTCACGGCACTGCTCGGCAAGATCCAGAAGGTCGGTGCCGTCACCGAAACCGATCGCGTGAAGCTGAAGCTGCGCGTGTCAGATAGCGCTGCAGACGACATCGAGTTTTTCGCCTACGTCACTTCCGCACAGGTTGGCGTCAGCACCGGCGAGCTGGTGGTGGTCCCGATCCAGTTCTCTGTTGACGGTGACTTCGTGGCTGGCGGCGTCATCGCATGACCTTCTTCCTTGGCACCAAGGGCAACGTCAGGCTGCGGCGCGCCACGTCAGTGCTGATCAGCGCGCTGCAGGATCAGATCGATCCGGCTGACGTGAATACCAGCCTGAATCGGCTGAGCTTCGACAGCGCTGGCGAGAACCTGCTCACCGGTGACCGGGTGGACATTTCGACCACCGACCCGCGCGGCATGGTCTGCTTCACCGGCGCCGCCTGGAGCAGCAGCACCGTGGAGCCCAGCATCTCGGCCTACGTCAACGTGAACGCAGCCGGCGGCCTGCGCTTCTTCCGCACCTTCGCCGATGCGGTCAACAACACTCGCGCCAATGAGCTGGCGCTCTATGCCTTCAGCGGTGAGCCGATCCCGATCGAGTGCCGCGTGCGCGACGTGTCCTACAGCGTGCTCGGGAATGTGATCGACTACACGCTGGCAACCGATCGCGAGGCGATCGACACCACCACGCTCAGCGATCGGTTCCGTCAGCTCTATTCCGCCGGCATTCTCAGCGGCAGCGGCTCGATCACCTGCGCGTTTGACTACACCACGGCTGGTGCCACCGAGGCGCCACTGCTGATGCTGCAGCTGATCCAGCGCCTAGAGCTCGGCAGCGCCTTCGATTGCGCGCTCTACCTGACTGATCAATCGGTCGATGCCGGCGTGAATAACGTCTTCTACCGGTTTGATGCGATGGTCACCAAGGCCGGCGTTGAAGTACGGGCTGGAGACATCATCAACTGCACGATCGATTTTGTGACAACAGGTGAAATCAGTCTGCTGATCGGTTCGATCGAGGATTACATCCTGAAGGAAGATGACGATCGCATCAGCCTTGAGCAGTCGGTCGACTTCCTGCTGAAAGAAACCGAGGACTAAACTGGGCTCTAGCAGTGGTGCCCCTGGAGGCTGAGCCTTGGCAGACCAACGCATTACCCAGCTGACGGCGCTGCCCAAGGCCTCAGTGGCAGCCACTGATGCGCTGCCGATTGCCGACATCTCGGCATCGCAGACCAAGAAGGTCACCGTCAAGGATCTGGTCGATGCAGGCCTCGATCTGGTCGACGCCGGCTCGATCGATCTCGACAAGCTCGACCAGGCCAGCACCACGAAGCTCGGCACAGCAGCGCTGGCTGATGACGCGATCACCGCGGCCAAGCTCGCCGACAGCAGCTCGGTGGCGATCAGCAGCACTGCACCGACCACCAACAACTTCGAGGGCCGCGGCTGGCTGAACAGCAGCACCGGCGAGCTGCAGGTCTACCGCTCCGGCGCCTATGCCGCTGTGGCGCCAGCGCTGGCTGACGGCTCGGTGACTACGGCCAAGCTGGCTGATGGTGCAGTGACCACCGCCAAGGCCAGCAACCTTGGCACCGCGGCTTTGGCTGATGGTGCAGTCACCTACGCCAAGTTGCAGGACACCAGCAGCAGCAACGTGCTGCTGGGCCGCGCAACAGCCGGCGCGGGTGATGTCGAGGAGGTCAGCTGCACCGCAGCCGGCCGCGCGCTGCTCGATGACGCAGACGCCGCAGCACAGCGCGCCACGTTGGGGCTGGGCACGCTCGCCACGCAGTCGGGCACCTTCTCAGGCACGCACAGCGGCACCACATCCGGCACCAACACCGGCGACCAGACCATCACCCTGACCGGTGATGTCACCGGCTCCGGCACCGGATCGTTCGCGGCAACGATCGCGACCGGTGCTGTTGTTGAGGCCAAGCTGGCAAGCCTGGCAGTAACCACCGGCAAGGTGGCAGATGACGCCATTACCGGCGCCAAGCTTGCCGATCAATCGGCCGCCGTGGTCGCCGCATCCACACCGGCTGGCTCGGGTGCCTTTATCGGCCAACAGTGGCTGAACACCAACACCGGCATCGAGTACACCTGGGACGGCAGCAGCTGGGTGCGCCAGGCATCGCTGAGCACGATCAGCTTCAGCGACTCGAGCCCACTCGCGTTCTCTGTCGCCTATCCCGACAACTACAGCGCCACGATCACCACCACGCTCGATACGCAGAGCGCGGCACGTGTGTTTGCAGGCCCGGCCACCGGCGCCGACGCAGCGCCCACCTTCCGCGCGCTGGTGCCCGGTGATCTGCCGGACGCCACCGGCAGCACGAAGGGCATCATCCAGCCTGGCACCGGCCTATCGGTCAGCAGCGGCACGCTGAACCACATCAACAGCACCACGGCAGGCACCTACCCCAAGGTGACCGTGGATGCGCAAGGGCACGTCACTGCTGGCGCCACCCTTGATGCCGCAGACATCCCCGAGCTGGCCGCGAGCAAGATCACCAGCGGCACCTTCGCCACCGCGCTGATCGCTGACGATGCGGTGACCGGCGCAAAACTGGCCAACTACTCCACCGCCAAGTTTGGTGAGGCGCTGCCCACTGCGGACTTCATCGGCCAGATCTTCTCCAATCCGCTCGATAAGTCCTTCTTCCTGTGGGACGGCAACGTTTGGCAGCCCCTAGGTATCTCCGCCGGCTCGGTGATCTTCGCCGGCACCTACAACGCCACCACCAACCAGATCGCAACCGTAACGACCGAGGGATCCTCGATCGGCCTCACGGTCGGCAATGCCCTGCCATCTGCCAGCAGCAGCAACAACAGTTACTACGTCGTGGTGTCAACCGGCGGCACGGGAACTGCGCCAGCGCCTGCCGTTTCACTGGCACCGCCGGACCTGATCCTGTCGAACGGCACGACATGGGTCGAGATCGATGTGTCGTCCACGTTCGTGGCGCAGTCCGCCAGCAACGTCGGTTTCTCGCCGGCGGCTGGTATCGGCAGCACCAACGTGCAGGCGGCGATCGAGGAAGTCTCAAACGAGTGCCGCAACGCCGACAACATCACCAGCGGCACGCTGCTGGCCAGCAAGGGCGGCACCGGCAACACCAGCTACACCAAGGGTGACCTGCTGGCGGCCTCGAGCAGCACCGCTCTGAGCAAGCTGGGCGTGGGCACCAACGGCCAAGTGCTGCGCGCTAACAGCTCGACAGCCACCGGCCTCGAGTGGGGCGCCGACTACGTGGGCACCGTCACCAACGTGTCGGGCTCCGGCGCCATCTCAGTGACAGACGGGACCACCACCCCGGCGATCAGCGTGGCATCGGCATCGACCAGCGTGGCTGGTGTGGTGCAGCTGAGTGATTCCACCGGCACCACCAGCTCGGTGCTGGCTGCCACGCCCACCGCGGTGAAGTCGGCGTATGACCTGGCTGCTGCGGCGATGCCCAAGGCGGGCGGCACTTTCACCGGTGACATCACGCTCGGCGCGAACGTCGGCATGGTGTTCGAGGGCAGCACCGACGACGCGAACGAAACGCGGCTGCTGGCGGCAGACCCCACCGCCGATCGCCTGATCTATCTGCCGAACGCAGACGGCACGCTGGTGCTCTCCGGCACGATCGTCAACGCCGACATCGCGGCAGGTGCTGCGATCGCTGGCAGCAAGATCGTGGCCGGCACCACCAGCGTGGTGGGTGTGGTGCAGCTGACGGACTCGATCAGTTCGACCAGCACCAGCACGGCGGCGACACCGAACGCGGTGAAGTCGGCCTACGACTTGGCCAACGCTGCGCTGCCGAAGACCGGCGGCACGATGACCGGCGCGATCACGTTCGCGGCTGGTCAGACGATCTCCGGTTACGCGGCACTGGCAACAGCGCAGAGCTTCACCGCAGCACAACGCGGCAGCGTGGTGGCGCTCACCGATGGCGCGACGATCACGCCGGATTTTGCGGCCGGCAACAACTTCTCAGTCACGCTCGGCGGCAACCGCACACTGGCCAACCCCAGCAACCTGACGGCCGGCCAGGCGGGCACGATCGTGATCACGCAAGACGGCACCGGCAGCCGCACGCTCGCCTACGGCAGCAACTGGAAGTTTCCCGGTGGCACCGCACCTACACTCACCACAACGGCCTCTGCTGTGGACGTAATCGCCTACTACGTCGAGAGCGCCACCCGCATCACCGCTCGCCTGATCTCGGACGTTAAATGAGCATCCTGAACAACAGCCTGCTGCTGAGCGCTGATGCTGGCGCTGCGGGGTATCAGATCAGCCGGTCGCTGCGGTTCAACAGCGCGGACTCGGCCTATCTCAGCCGCACACCTGCATCAGCGGGCAACAGGAAGACGTGGACGTGGAGCGGGTGGGTGAAGAGGAGTGATCTAAGTACAAGCGATCAAACATTGTTCTCGGGTGGAACAACGCTAGCTCATACGGCTACCACGATTATATTCTTTCGCAATAACAGACTTTGCTATTCTAGCATTACTCAAGATATCCTTCAAACAGAAGCGGTGTATCGTGATGCATCGGCCTGGTATCACATCGTCGTAGCACTTGATACAACGCAATCAACCGCCAGCTCGCGGCTTCGTTTCTACGTAAATGGTTCTGAAGTCACCCAATTCTCAACAGACGCTAGATCAGCGCAGTTATCCCAAAACACCGATTATGGCATTAGCAATTCAGAGGCTCATGGCATTGGGCGATTTGCGTATGACGGCTCCAAATATTTCTCCGGCTACCTCGCAAACGTCGAGTTCGTGGATGGGTCCGCCCTGACCCCGGCGTCATTTGGAGAAACCAACGCCACCACCGGCCAGTGGGTGCCCAAGGCGTATACCGGCAGCTACGGCACCAACGGGTTCCGCCTCGACTTCAGCGATAACTCAGCCGCCACTGCCACCACACTCGGCAAGGATCGGGCGGGCTCAAATAACTGGACGCCGAATAACCTCAGCGTCACCGCTGGTGCAGGCAACGATTCCCTCGTAGACACGCCCACGAGCTACGGCACCGGCAACAGCGGTGGGGATGTGAGGGGGAATTACTGCACTTGGAATCCGCTGGACAATGCCGGTCCGGTGCTGGCTAACGGTAATCTCGATTCAAGCAGGGCTACGGCGTCTTGGTCTGGATCTGGATGCCGCGCAACTCTTGGTGTCACATCTGGCAAATGGTATTGGGAGATTACTCAAACGTCTGCCACAAGCGGCAGTGCTAATAACCACACCGGCATCTCCAAGCAGGCAGCAACCTTAAACAACTATCTTGGCTCTGATGCCAACGGATGGGCCTATGACGGCGTTAATGGCTTTAAGTTGAACAATGGATCAGGCACTAGCTACGGCGCAACCTGGACAACCAATGATGTCATTGGCGTTGCCTTTGACGCTGACTCCGGAACCCTCACTTTCTACAAGAATGGGGTGAGCCAAGGGCAAGCATTTAGCGGCCTAACCAGCGGTCCGTACTTTCCGACAGTTTCGCTGTATGGAACTATCTCCTGTGTAGTCAACTTCGGCCAACGCCCCTTCGCCTTCCCCGTAAGCGGCTTCAAGGCGCTGTGCGATACCAACTTGCCAGCGCCGACGATTGCGCGTCCGAGCACGGTGATGGATGTGAAGCTCTACACCGGCAATGGCAGCACTCAGACGATCAGTGGGTTGGGGTTTAGCCCGGATCTGGTGTGGATCAAGAGCCGCAGTGACGGCTTCGGACATCGCCTGTTTGATACGGTGCGTCCGCTCAATGGCGCGCTCTACACCAACAGCACCGACGCAGAGCGAACAGTCACCACAAACGACAACTTCACTGCGTTCAACTCAGGCGGCTTTTCCCTTGGTGCCACCTCCAGCACTAACGGCAGCAACGCATCGGGCAGCACGTTTGCCGCTTGGACCTGGGACGCCGGCTCATCAACAGTCACCAACACACAAGGCTCCATCACTAGTCAGGTGAGGGCTAATCCGAGTGCGGGGTTCTCGATTGTTAGTTATACGGGCAACGGTGTCCAAGGTGCGACTGTTGGTCACGGATTGGGTGTTGCGCCGAGCATGGTGATCTACAAGAGCCGTGATGGTTCATTGGATTGGCTTGTTTATCATTCCGCGCTTGGCGCAACCCAGGGAATTTACCTGAACCAGACACTCGCAGCTATTACGTCCGCGAACTTCTTCAACAATACAGCGCCAAATTCGACAACACTTTACCTAAATAGTGCTCCACCTGCTGGTCAAACCAATACCAATGGAAATAGGCATTTAGCATACTGCTTCGCCCCAGTAGCCGGGTACTCTTCTTTCGGCAGCTACACCGGAAATGGCAGCACAGATGGGCCGTTTGTGTTTACCGGGTTCAGGCCGAGGTGGGTTCTTATCAAAGGATCAAGCTTCGCTACTACTGGCTGGGCAATTTACGACGCAGTCAGAAACACGTTCAATGTTGCCAATAATCTGCTGACAGCCGAAAGCTCCTCCGCAGAAACCAACTATCCAGAAATCGACCTTCTGAGCAACGGCTTCAAACTGCGTGGGACAAACCCGACTTGGAATTACTCCGGGCAGACACATATTTACGCAGCATTTGCCGAATCATCTTTCGCCCACAGCCGCGCACGATGACCCCAGCTAACCTGACCACACGGACCTGATCGCCATGTTCATCCTCGACGGCCGCCCGCTGAGTCCTGATGTGCCCTTCGAGCACGATGGCATCAGCTACCCAGCCAACTGGCTCCGGCTGGCCACACCCGAGGAGCGTGCCGCGATCGGCATCACAGAGGTGCCCGATCCCGAGCCATACGATCAGCGGTTCTACTGGGCACCGGACCTGCCCAAGGATCACACCCAGCTGGTGGAGCAGTGGACGCAGCAGACGCGCACCACCGCCGGCACGCTGCTCACACCGACCGACTGGTACGTGGTGCGTGAGCTCGACAACAACACACCGACGCCCGTCGAGATAAAGGATTGGCGCCAGGCCATCCGCAGCGACTGCGAAACCAAGATCGCAGCCATCGAGGCCACCACCACCACCGAGGAGCTGGCCGCCTACATCACCGGCGCCGACTACCCGGTCTGGCCGGCTCATCCATACGCGCCACAGCCGCCCGCTGAGGAGCCGGAGGCAGCAGTCTGATGGCCGTAAAATCCAAGACCGGCACCGCACGCCTCGACCATCAGGCCGGGCCGCCCAAGACCACGCGCCAAGGGTTTGGCCAACATTCGCGGCCACGTCGCAGAGGCAAAAAGAAGCTCCGGGGACAGGGCCGCTAACACGGTCTTGCCATCTGCAGCGCTTGGCCTGATCCCTTGCTCGTTACCATGAAACCGAGCCAAGGCGCGCCGATGGCGGAGGACACCAAGACCGTTAGCGGCGTCTTCGCGGCGTCCCTCCCCGCTGCACTCGCCGCCGGCATGGTCGCCATCGGCGCGCTCCTGATCTCCATGCAGGTTCAATCCGCACGGATCGAGGCCACCATCGTGCAGATGGCCAAGGCGGTGGATGAGCTGAAGACCGACGCCCGCGCCGAGATGGCTGAGCTCGATCAGCGCGTGCGTGCCCTTGAACAGCGCGATTAACTTGAGGGCAGCGCCGTGGATGCCATGACCTCCGAACACATCGCGATCATCGCGATCCTCATCGCGGCCGGCAGCGAGATCATCGCCCTGACGCCGCTCAAGTCCAACAGCTGGATCCAGCTGCTGCTCACCGCCGCTCGGATGGCGTTCCCAAAAAAGCGCTGAACCATGGCCAACGCCGCACCGATCACCCTCGAGCAGCTGTTCCGCTACTACCGGAACCAGCCGCATCAGGCAGCAGCGATCGCGCAGCTGGAGCAGGATCTCGCCGTGAACGGCTACGCGGCAGCGATGCGCCGCGATCGGGCATGGTTCAACACGTGGAGCCAGGACGGGAAACAGGCGGACCTGGCAGCAGCGCTGAAGCTGATCAAGGACTTCGAGGGCTGTCACCTCGACGCCTATCCCGATCCGCTGAGCGGCGGTGCACCGTGGACGATCGGCTACGGAACGACGCGCTACAGCGACGGGCGCGCCGTCAGCAAAGGCGACAGGATCAACGCGATCGAAGCTGACATGCTCCTGCGGCAGGAGGTGGATCGCATCGCCGCGAAGCTGCGCACCACGATCCCCTTCTGGGTGGAGATGACCGACGCGCAGAAGTGCGCGCTGATTTCCTTCGCCTACAACCTGGGCGCCGGCTTTTACGGCACCAAGGGCTTCGAGACGATCAGCGCCAGGCTGCGGGACAAAAACTGGGCCGGCGTGCCCGATGCCTTGCTGCTCTACCGCAACCCCGGCACCAACGTGGAGGCCGGCCTCAAGCGGCGTCGCATCGCAGAAGGTGACCTGTGGGGCCGTGAGCGGCAGACCACCGGCCCGATCAGCGCGATGTTCACGCCAGAGTCGCCCTTCAGCCACAAGCTCACGCCCCACATCACCTACGGCGAGTTTGCGCTCGGCCAAGAGGCGCGGCGCTTCGATCACCAGCATCAGTGCGACACCGCGATGCGGATCGCGCAGTTCCTCGAGAAGACCCGCGCGCAGTTCGGCGGCAAGCCGGTGGTGATCACTTCTGGCTACAGGCCCACAGCGATCAACAAGCTGGTCGGTGGCGCCAGCAGCAGCGAGCATCTTTACGACGCACCCGGCGTTGGTGCGGTGGACTTCGTGATCGACGGAGTTGACATGATGGCTGTGCAGCGCTGGGTAGATCAGAACTGGCCGTACAGCCTCGGGTACGCGGCGCCTCGGTTCTTGCACATCGGCATCCGCCGGGGCGCGCCTCGCGTCCGATGGGACTATTGAACGTGTGCCCAGCGTTTTCTCGCGCGGATGTCGCGGATGGCTTCCCTGCTCATGCCATAGCGAGCGGCCAGCTCGCTGTTGCTTTGTTCTGACAGCCGAATGTGGCGCACGTCTTTTTCCGTCAGCTTGCACCACGGGTTTCGTTCGCCTCGGTTAGTCCTTCCTTGTGCGGCGGCGTCAGCCATGTTCCCTTTTCTGGTGTCCCACCGCAGGTTGGACAGTCGATTGTCAGTCCTAGTGCCGTTGGCGTGGCATCCTTCCATGCCGACAGGGGACGGTCCCACAAAAGCATCGAGCACCAAGCGGTGAACGTGGCAAACGCTGCGCTTGGGCATGTCGCTCAGCTGCACTTGCATGTAGCCAGTGTTTGCCACCGACAACTTCATCAGCTTTCCGCTGCGCAGGCTTCTGACCCTGCCTTGATCGGAAACTTCGTAAAGTTCTTCCCAGCCCGAAATGGGCTGCCATACTTCCTGCACTGGCCTGTTGCGTAGGTCGGTCACGCTCCAGGGGGCGGCAACCCGCTGGGGCACACCAATCCTACTGCTGCTGCATGGCACCGTTGCCCGACTACGAGATCCATGATCTCTGCAAGCGCCACGCGATGGTGGTGCCGTTCGATCCTGATCTGGTGAACCCGGCCAGCCTCGATGTGGTGCTCGGCGATCGGATCATGATCGAGGTGGCGGAATCACCGCAGCTGCAGATCCACGGCATCACCGGCCACACCGCAGATGATCCGTACTGGCTGCAGCCGGGCGAGTTCTGCCTCGCGGAAACGCGCGAGATCTTCAACCTGCCGGACTGCATCGCTGCGCAGTTCGTGCTCAAGTCCAGCCGCGCACGCGAAGGCCTTGAGCATCTACTGGCCGGCTGGTGCGATCCAGGCTGGCATGGCAGCCGTCTGACGCTGGAGCTCAGTAACGCGCGCAAGATGCACCCGGTCGCGATCTGGCCCGGCATGAAGATCGGCCAGATGGTGTTCCACAAGATGGAAGGCATCCCCGGCCGCAGCTATGCGCTCACCGGCAGGTACAACGGCGATGTGGCCGTGACGGCAAGCAAGGGCTAGGCTGTCACCGGAGAAACTCCTTGTGAGGGCGCGTGCCCCGGCCTAGCCAGCCGGGGTTTTTATTTGCGCGGCCACCAGCAGCCTCGATTTGCCGCTCAGGGTGCTGCTGAGCTCATTCGCGCACTATTCGCGCATGGGATGGGCAAGCGGCGCCATGCGCAGCCGGTGGATCCTGATCGGCGCTTCGGCCGGGTCATCGAGCGGAATCATCGTGTAGTCGTCGCACCCGTGGCGCTCGGCCCAGTGCTGCGCGCCTTGGTGGGTGGTGAACGGCCCGACGTGCCACGGGCCGATTCGGAGGATGTAGGTCATGGGGTGAAGATTACGCCGCATACGGCGCACCCTGCGCGCCGGTCACAATCCTTCACACTTTCCGTTTCGGTTCTCCCCGCTACCGTTGGCCCAGCGGCGGCCAGCCCATGCGGGCGTTCTACCTAGAGATCTCCGCCAAGCTCATCATCCGGTCAGACACGGACCCCGACGACCTGCCAGCAGACATCTACAGCCAGCTGGCTGAGTTCATCCCCAGCGACGACGACATCCTCGACATCGAGGTGCACGCCATCCCCCTGCCGCCGGACATCTGTGGATCGACACCACATTGATGAGACCCGCCTGGTCACACGTCGATCAGCGCGCGATCAGATCCACCTTGCTTGGAACTACCGCTGTGCCTACTGCGGCGATCCGCTCGGCCGCAGCCCGACGCTCGACCACGTGGTGCCCAAGGTGCACGGCGGTCTCACCGTGCGCGAAAACCTGATCAGCTGCTGCCTGATGTGCAACAGCCAGAAAGGCCACAAGGAGTGGGTCAGCTGGTACCGCGCCCAGCACTTCTGGACACCACTGGGCGAGTGGGCGATCGCGCGCTGGGTTGCAGGAGAGGGTAACGTTGGCGCCTAGACCTTCTTCTGGAGAGTCTGGGCGTTCCCGTAGAGGCCGGCTGCGGGCACCAGGTGGACACCGCGTGAGGACCCACCACCGGCCACATTATTAAGATATGTTGCAGCGGTCGCAGATGCACCGCCTATCGACTATATTGAATGAGTCGGGAGCGATCCCGGCGTCCACCGCACATAGAAAAATGAATACCCTCTCTGCCGGCCTCGAGGCACTGGCTGACACGCTCCGCTCTGCGGAGGCAGTCGTCGCCGCCTTCCAGACCTTGCGGGACACCACCACCGAAGATCGGTGGGAGGAGCTCTGCAGCGATCCGCTGCTAGATGCTCTGCTGAGTGCCTGCACTGATCTGGAGCACCACCTCGAGCGCTGATGGACCGGCCCGCTTCGGCGGGCCTTTTTTTTGCCTAGCGGTCGGCGCTATCCGTAAGGACGCGCGCGGTGTTGCAGTCGCGGTGGCTGCAGCTGAAACCGTATCGGAGGCCGCTTCAATCAGCACCCAGGCGGGATTCGAACCCGCATCGTCCTGCAGCGCAGTGACCGCCCTGTCCGATTGGTTCGCACTGGGTGAGCCCGATGCCATAGGCAGAGCGGGAACACGATCACGCTACGGCAGGATCCTGCTGCACACCCACAGCGCGATCAGGCACGTCGCCCAATACTCCAGCACCAGCACCAGCACGTCGCGCAGCATCAGCGTGCCAGCAGGTGGTCGAGATACAGCTCGGCCTGCCACAGATCGCTTGAGTAGCGGCAGATCCCACCGACGCAGCTGCGGTAATACAGCTCACCGCCACCATCGGGCTCGAGCGTTTCGATCCATCCGCCGTCACGATCCGTGTGGCTGACCACCTTCGGCTGGCTCATAGATCTCGCACCTGGCCGCGTAGCGACCACCGCTCTGCTTCGATTCTGGCAACGACAGTTCGCAGCGCTGCCGGTGGGTGCACCAATGCAGACAGTCCCAACACATGCGCTGGCCGCCAGCCGGGCGCAGCTTCACCAGCGCTGCCTCGTAGATCTTCTGCGCCCGCAGAAACGCCTCCTGCAGGTGCATGGTGCCGGTGTCAGCCTCCAGCTGGTGCTCGGGCTTCGGTCCAAGGATGACCCGTGCGTGCCAGTTCCGATCGGAGCGGCTGCACACCAGCAGCAGGCGGCCGGCGTGCAGTCTGATCATTCTTCCTCGCCGTAGGCCGGCTGATGGAAAATCCGCTCGAGCTGCATCGATGCTGGCTCGATCTCGTTGTTGGTGACGTAGGCCGCCATCGGATCGTTGAGGTTGGCCGCGGTGAACACGGTCGGCCAGAGCCGCTCCTTCACCACCACCAGACTGGTGCGCGGGCTGCGCACCAGAACCCACAGCGCTGCGCGCTCCAGCAGGTTCAAACCGGGCAGGTGCATCATTCCTCCAGTTTGGCGAGTCGATCGGCAACAAGCTGCGCATAGCCGGCAATATCGTGCCAGCTGTCGGCATAGTCGGGATCCCCATTCAGGATGCGGCCGATCTTGTGGCAGATCATGTCGAGGGCTTCCAGCTGGTCAGAGTCCAATGCGCACTGCCTTTCATCAATGAAGAAGCGGATAGTGCCCTTGAGCACTTGTGCAATTTCGGCGTTGCCCATGAAGTCGCCGTAACGCTTTTCGCGCTCAGCCAGTGTTGTTGCGATGTTGTCAGTCACTGGAGCCACCCCCATGCGATGCCCTTGCAGATGCGCCATGCGTGCTTTTTGTCGATTTCATACCGATCGGCCAGCTGTTGGTAGCTGAGCCCGGCAGCGCGAAGCTGGCGCAGCTCGCGCACCAGCTCCTCGCTCAGGATCACGGCGAAGTTCTCCTCGCCGCGCTTGAACGGTCTGCTCATCGCCACTTATCCCCGAGCAGCTGCTGGCGGCAGACCTCGATCGCCTGCTGCGCCTGCTTCTGCGTCATCACCGACTCGGTGGCATCCATGGCGCGCACCACGCGGGCCAGCAGCTCGGGGTATGACGTGTCGCGGAAGTTGGCCGCCAAATCGTGGGCGAACTCATCCCACAGCCCGGTGTAGGTGCTGCAGGTGCGGCCGCTGCGTTCGTAGAGCGCGTCCATCATGTCGGCGCGCATCTGGTCGAGTTTGACTGCTTCGCTCATGGCTCGAGGTGTTGGCGGATGTGGAGCAGCTCAGCGCAGAGCTGCTGGCGGTTGCGGAGCCCAACGGTGCCGCACAGCTGGTCGATGCGGATGTCGATCAGCTGGCGGATCCGCTGGCGCTCCTCAGTCTGACCAGCCGTGAACGCACTGGTGTCGCTCAGCAGCTGCTCGATGCGGTGGCGGATGTC